TCCATGTCTTTAGACAGTTTATCTACCTCCCCCTGTAAATAAACAGACTTAGTTATAAGATTCATAGCAGCATTTTGATCGCCTTCTGCTTTTGTTGGCTCAATAGTTTGAACAAGCTCGGTTCCTTTAAAAACTAATATTGATCCGTCGTCTCTCTTTTGAAAGTTTACTTTAGCCTCTTTAGGCTCTGCTGGCTTAAAAGGAGTTGTAGCAATAGTTTGTCCGGTGACTGTATCTACTAGCTTAGAACCGGGCGGCAGTGTAGATGTTTGCCTTTCTCCGGGCTTTTGCATCAAGTAACTACGCAAAGTAGTTTTATCAGCACCAACTAAAGCAGCAACAGCGTTTTTGTCTCCTGTCGCTCTAGCCTTTTTAACGGCGTTCTGCTCTAGCCTTGTGCGCTCTAACTCAGCACCCATAGCGTCTACACGAGTACCTACCGCTTTTGATCGAGCATCAGCGGCGGCCCTAGAAGCGTTCATAACGTCTACTCTTTTTGAAGCCCTTGCTAAAGCGGCCTGAGCAGCACTAGCAAACACCTGAGCGAACTGTTGATTGCCTTTAATCTCGTACTCCTGAGCTATAGCCCTTAGTTCAGCAGGGTTGTCCTTGTGCTGCTGAATAAGCGCCGTGGCTCTTTTTTCTTTTTCTGCTTTATCTTTGTCTTCAGCCCTCTGAGAAAGCATACCACCTAATTTCTGACCAGCCGTAAATAAACCATCTGCATAAGAGGGGTTTGCTAAACCTTGAATAAAACTACTACTAAAACGTGCCATTATATTCTCCTAAAACAGATCTTCAAACAGGTTGGTATAATTTGTACCGCCTAAGATACCGGCACCTGCTTCACCTAACAGATTTCCTTGTCCTAAAGCAGCCCCCAGAAGTGCCTCAACACCACCCATGTTAGCCTCACCATACAAGTTAGCCCCTTCAAATTGAGCGCGTTGATTAAGCTGAGGATATAGATCAGTAGCTTGCTGAACAGTTAACATTTGATTTTGAGGAGCATAAGACGCGCCTAACGCTTGAATACCTAAACCCTGCTGATTTTGTCTGTTTGCTAAATCTTGTGCAAAAAGTCCTGAGCCTAGTCCTGCGTACATGTTTCCTAAGTTTGCTTGCTGTAGCTGCTCTGCTTGGCCCTGCTGCATTGCCAGTAGAGATGCTTGATTCTGTGCTTCAGCTTGAGCCTTTGCCATAGCTAACTGCTCTGGTGTACCGCCGTACATATTGCTTGAAACGCCACTACGACCCTGATTGTACAAGCGTTCCTCTAAGGCCATGCGCTGACGCTCCTCTTCGGGGGTTTGCATAGCGCGTATGTTGTCATAAATGTCTTGCTCTCTGGCACCTGTATCCATTCCAGATTGAGTCATAAAACCCTGACCAAGCTCGTAAGCATTAGTAGCGGTGTCTCTACCCATTTGTTGACCAAAAGGATCTGTCTGTGCCGCTTGTTGCGCTTGGTTCATCATCATTTGTTGGTACTGTTGCTCTTGAGGCGAGAGAGTTGTAGTCGCTCCAGATCTATCTACATTAAACATGCCACCTGTAGATGATGTAATTGAAAAAGGCTGGAACTTAGTTTGCTCTAATCCTGTATTTCCAATACCCTGTGCTGCGTTAAAAGCTCTATCTCCAATAGCTCCTAATCTATTATAACCCGATTTTATCAGCCCAATACCGGCTCCGGCCCCTATAAGATCTCCTAGTGACATTAGTACGTTCCTCCATCAATAGTTCCTGTCATAGTTCCCGTAAGATTTAAGGCAGGAATTGTTACCGTCCCGCTAAATGTAGGAGAAACTAAATCTGCTTTAGTAGCACTTGACGTTTGCAAATTATTAAACTCTGTGTTTATTTCAACGCCTTTAACCAGTTTTGCAGGATTGCCAGAAGGCAAGGAATCCTTTGTTGCAAAGTCTGTTGTCTTTATATAATTACTCATATTGTTTTACCCATCAATGCCTGTACGTTTATTTCCTGTAAAGATAAAGCAGAACCATTAATGTCTGATTCTAATCCTATTGTTATAATTGTCCCGTTTCCTGTCGTATTAACTGCCTTGCGAACAGTAAGAGTGCCCCTTGAATATTCACCAATATTATATTCAGACACATTGTACTCTCCTGAAAGACTGGTAGGATCATCTATCGTGTACTCTTGTGTTGTATATGTTTCGTTTAAATCATACGCCCACTTTAAGATTATATTTGCACTTTTAACGCCTATTAATGTAGGTCTTAGTTTTTTTAGGATCTTTATCTTTGAAGGATCACCAAACGTAAGGCCGGGACTAAAGTAACTAAACCTGTAACTAGCAGTTTGATCTAAATATCCGAAGTAACTACCAATTCCTTGCTGTGTTCCAGTTAATAACTCGCCATCAGTTTTTCTGTGCCATGCTTTAAACAACGATGAAGGCCATTTAGTAACTCGATACGATCCATTCTCTAACGTTCCCCTTAAATCAAAACAGTAAGTCGTTAATTGATCTGGGAAGGTAGCTAAATAAAAATAATTCTCAGGACTATACACCGATGCTGTAGGTTCAGTGCGGCTTTCTATTGCCTGAATTAGCTCTTGTTTTACGTTCCGACTAAGATCAGTAATAGGCATTGATTTTTCTTGTATTGTTCTTTGAAAGCTACGCAAGCCAGAGTGGGATAAAAACAAAACATCTGTTCCTATGTGTTGTATGCTATTGCGGCATATACAACCAACGCCCGGAATAGTATCAGCTATAGACATATTTGCTGGCGATTGAGCATCCTGATAAATAATAGAACTGTGTTCGCCAAATACAATTAACAAATTATTATGTGCAGCTAATCCTCTAACTTCATCAAAGCCATCAGGCCACGCCTCTTCAACATTTATAGATCCACTTGATCCACCAGCAAAATCTTGGCCTGTTAATAAATCAGACCAATAAATTATATTTTTATTAGTCTCTGTTCCTACTACCCACAACCTACCGTAAGCGCCTATCGCTTCGTGGCAATACTGTGCAGTAGTAAGAGAGGCACCCGGAACAGCAGACATTACCGTAACTGCCCCTAGAGTATTGTTATATACAAGTGGCTCATAACCTCTTTGAAAAAAATAACAGTTATCGTTGAAGTTAATTATCTTCCAATTGTTATCCGTAATAGTATAGCCAGCAGGAGTAACATCAACTAACGTAGTTGTTCCGCTTAATATTTTATTATTACCTGCACTAAAAGTTACTTCAGTAGCCGTACTGTCGTAAAAATGATGAACTTTGTGTATGCGATCAGAACCTAACTGACTTGAATCTGTTGTTGCAAGGGCAATACCTTTACGAGAAGCAATACGTCCGCGCTCGTCAATAACAGCATTGTCTGCCTTTTCAGCAAAAGACGGATCTTGTGCTAAAGGAGTGTCTTCTGTGTTAATCCCCTTAAAAGCAGGAGCAACCAGATTTATACTTAACAGTTCTTGAGCCATTATGGGGTGTACCACACGTTTTCATCAGGATGTTTTTGGGCGTCCATAGCTACAGCATCAGCTAAATACTTATCGGCAATAGCAAAATACTCAGGAGTGCTAGTGCCGCCTGTCTCTCCACGCTCACGAGATAACAAAGCAATTGCTAGGTGAATAACAGGGGTTGAAGGTATAAATAATTTATCAGTATCTAAAGATAAATTGTTATTCCTAAGTACACTGTTAAATCTTATTTCGTAAACGCCGTCAGGCTTAGGGTACAGGTCAACCTGTGAGTCTCCATTTGAATCTACACCGTTAAAGGTATAAAACGCTGGAGATCCTTTTACCGGAGTTTGATTAAGGTACTGATTATCAAACCACGTTGCAGTTCTGTATTCCATAAAAAAATTACTAGTATCATTTATAACATCTAGTAACTTAATTGTGCTTTGACTGCCAGTTAATACATAGCTAAAGACATCTTCTTGAGTAGTAGCAGTTAAGGTATTTCTCAACCCTGCCCAATCCCAAGCAGTTTCAACTAGGTCTTTTGCATCATTAACAAAGTCTCCTACCATCTTGCTGTAAGTAGTGGCTTGTACAGTAGTTACTTCTTCTTCACGCAATCTGCGTAAAACATTATTAACAGCATCTAAATAAGTCATTATGCAATGCTCGCTTTATATGTATTTATCAAACAAACTAGTTATTTTACGTTCTAGCGGACTAGCCTGAGGTATAACGGACGCCGCTTGCCTTTTAGCTATGTTATTAAATAAACCAGCATTATAATCTACTCTAGGTAAATTCATTATTCCTAGTGCTGGCTGTCTTTGATAGTCAATGCCTGAGAAATAAGGTGTAAAATTGGTTTGTTTTCCTCCTCCTCCTCCTCCTCCTCCTCCATCAAGTAATTCCTCAGGCGGTGTCGTTAATGTTGATGTTGTTGTATTCGTGTATATATCATCATCAACTGTTGTATTTAAGTTAAGAACATCATCATTAACTGTTGTATTTAAGTTAAGAACATCATCATCATCAACTGTTGTATTTAAGTTAAGAACATCATCATCAACTGTTGTATTTAAGTTAAGAACATCATCATTAACTGTTGTATTTAAGTTAAGAACATCATCAACTGTTGTTTGATCTAAGCCGGGATCTTGCCCGTATATACCTATAAGATCTCCTTCTTTTTCTTCGTCATCATCAACTGTTGTATTTAAGTCAGCATCATTCGTGTATCGATCAGAATCTGTTTTTGGTGGTGTCTTCGTGTGTATATCATCAATTATTGTTCTACCTGTAGAATTTCCTTCTTCTTCTTCTTCGTCATCGCCATCGAAAGGAATAGACGGAGTAGTAGGATCTAGGTCATCTATTGTACTTCTTATATATTCTTCTACGTCATCACCAAAAAGACCATCTACTCCACCTAAAATAAGCCATTCTGGAAACTCTAGATCCTCATACACACCAGTAATAATACCAACAGGATCTGATGCTGCTGTAATTATTTGGCTTTTAATTTCCTCTCCCATTCCTTTAATAGCATCTATAGGATTTTCAGAATTTAATATTTCTTCAATTGTTCCTATAGTAACGCTTCCGGGCGAAATGCCACCGGGTATGCCGGGAATAAATATGTTTCCATTTGATCCAAAAATACCACTGGGAGAAGAAGCAGAACCGGCAGTAGGCCAAATAACACCATAACCACCGTTAAGAATGTCGCTAACATCACTTGTAGGAAGATTAACACCGGCTTGCTCTAAAATTGCTCTAGCAGCATCACCCCAATCTTTAGGCGTCATTGTTTTTATTTTTTCAATACCGCCTTCAACTTGACTTACTATCCAATCCCAAGCAGCACTAGAAGCTCCTTCAATTAACTCTCCCGCTTCGTTTATAAAATCAGAAACAGACGAAGGAGCAGCAGCAGCTTGATCGTCATCAGCAGCCTGATCGTCATCAGCAGCCT